ATGGTCTCATCCGAGGAGTTCGAGTCCAGCACCACCACCTTCGTCGGGTAAAGTATAAAACCGCGGTTCTCGTTGTTCACGGTGGTCATGAACGACAGGATGGGCGTGGTCTCGTCGGCGATGTTCGCCGAGCGCACCATCATCTCGATGGTCTTGCCGGTACCGATAACGTTCAGAGGCTTCAGGTCGGCAACCTCCAGCTGGCAGCGGGCGGGCACCACCAGTGCCTGATGCCCGTATTCGTCCTGCGTCCAGCCGTCGGTACTCCAGCCAAAGCCCTGCCATGTGGCTTGGTATTCGGGCACCGAGGCATTGCGGGCAGCATTCTTGATGACGTTCTTGTCTATCTCGTTGTTCGAGCGCAGGGCGGCATTCAGGTAGAACACGGCACCGGCCGTCGCGTTGTAGGCGCGGCTGTTGTCGAAGGCCATTTGCACCTGCGCGGCTTCCCCAGCGGCACCGTTTTTGTATGGAGTCACCGTGGCTGTCATCACGCCGATGGTCACGTCGCTCACAATCTCCACTTCCAGCGCAGGGGCATACGGGTAGGTAACGCCCTCTTCCACGTTCACGGCAAGCGACTGCAGCGAGTACGTTCCATCAAGGCTCACCACGGGCTGAATCAGAATGCTGTCGGCATTCACCACGGCAAATTCAAACAGCGTGTCGTTGCTGTAGTTCACGGCAGCCTGCGTGATGTTGTTCACCACCACCATCGGCGTGGTGTCGCCATCCAGCAGACAGGCAATGTTGTAGGTGATGTGTGCAGTCTCCACGCCGCCGCCGCTCAGCCAGATTTCCACTTCATGCACACCCGACTCTTCCACGGCAGGGAAGTACTGCGAGCCGAGCTCGTAGCTCAGCGACGTGCGGGTGTAGTTCTCGTTGGCGTTGAACACGCGCGTCAGCTCCGTCTCGCCAATCTTCACGTGAAGCGTCTTCACAAGGTTGCCCGAGAACTGTATGCCGGTGAGCATGTAGGCCTGGTTCTCCAGCCAAGGGGTCTGCCACTGGTGCACCACGCTCAGCGTCAGGTCGGTGAGCGTGCAGCTCAGCGCGGTGGTCTTCGACTGCCCTGAGCTGTCGCCCGTCACCGTCAGGCGTATTCTGTTCGTGCCGGTGGCAAGGAACTGGCGGATGTCCACCGTGGCCACGCCGCCCTCGTCAAGCGTGCCGGAGGCGCGGTCCAAGTAGCCGGTACCGCTGTCTATACTCACCACGTAGGTGTAGCTCTCCGGATAGGCACTCGGCGTCTCACCAAGGGCACCAGCCGTCGTGGCGGCCGAGAACGAGATGTAGGCATGGGCATCGCCAGTCAGGGCGGTGAAGATGGGCAGCGTGCCGTTCTCCAGTGTGATGGCGATGTTATAGAAGGTTCCAGATATCTGCAGACGCTGTATCGGGGTGGCATCACCTTCTTCTGCAAAGAAGTTGAAAGCGCCGTTCTCATAGGTCACATAGCCGAACTTGCCGCTCATGTCGAAAAGGCTGGCCAGCGCACGCCGACGCCACTGGCTCTCGCCGCTCTGCTTCACCAGCACCATGTCCGTGTTGTTGTCGTCATCCACGTCGTCGGCCACATTCTCCATCTCTCCCAGCGTCCTTGCACCAACGCCATCCTCCAGCTGCTGCTCGATGGATGCTATACGGGCGATAGCAGAAGCGACCTCGTTAGCCGATGCACATGAGGCAATCGCCGTCTGAAGGTCTCTTACTGCGATATAGACAGCACCTGACTCTATTGGGTTCGTAGAATTCGGCGTTGGCGTGGAGTCCGTTGTCGGCTTAATCTCCGACAGCCGCTTCACAGTCCATGTGCTGGATCCTGCTGCCTTGTATAGCACGACATCATTCGCTGTAGGGCCGGAAGCTCCTTCAACATCGGTGTGGCCGCTGATAGTGAGGAACTGACGCAATGCAGCCTGCACCGCAGAAGAATGCTCCGAGCGCCATAGGCCTTGATTGCTATCGCCGCCGTCAATGCCGCCGTTCTCTACGAAAACAATATTCAAAAACTGGTCAAGTGTCATATCTATATCTCCTTATAATTAGTTACTCACCAAGCACTGCAGGGAGCGCATACGGGAAGCCCCTCGTGCCTGTTGTCTGTTGAACATACGTCGTGGCTCTCAGAGAGTGAGCAATCCTCTCCAGCTCATTCGTCAATAACGGGGCCATTGTAGAGGAAAGATTGCCGATTGTCACAGTCACAAATCCATTCTCTACCTTCTTCGCTTTCACCTTCAGGCCAATCTTGCCTGCGGTCTCCATGTCATTATCGTGCCGATAGTTGCTCATCTTCTTCTCTTGACGTATGTATTATAGCGGATTGTGGTGTAGGGGCAAAAGGATACCGCTTTCACCTGATACCCTTTCGTGCCCCATTTCCACCACAAAAATTTCTTCTTATACTCCTTCTCAACTGCGATAGCCAAACTGTCTTGTAATCGAATTAACAAACCACGGCTATATGTGTTATATTTCAAGTCAAGCCACGCATCGGAGTATACGAACACACTATCTCTCTCGGATTTTGAGTCCGATGAGTCCTTCGAGGCGGCAAGGGTTACCTCCGCCTCCGTTCGTGTGCCGAGCTTCTGATAAGCCTCGAGGTCTTTGACACGGGAGCCAAGGTCTTTGATTAGCTCCTTGTCTTCCTCGGTAAGAACTTCTTTTACGCGCTCTACCTCTACGATCTTCTGCGTGATGACCTCTACGCTGTCGCGAATGGTATCACGATGCAGAGGAACATACTGCTGCTGCCTGGCAAGTTCTTCACGGAGTTGTTCCATCTCCTTGCGAAGTCCTCTGTTGCAGCCGCAGAGCAGAATGAGTAGGCCGACACCGCCAATCACGATGAATGTACCAGCGATTGCGCGTACCGAAGCCCAAAACACATCTTCAAACCATTTATAATCGTCTTTCATCCTTCAAACACAATAAACGATGTAGAACAATGCACATCCTACGAAGCTTGCCGTCAAGTCCTGCTTGTCGAACAAGTCCTGTGTGCGCTTGTCGTAGACTTCCTTCAGTATAAAGAGTATCGCACTCGCAACGACACCGACAATGCCGATGACGCTTCGGTGTGTACTACAGCCAGCCATCAGACAGACAGCACTCACGGCCGCAGAGACTACCCATGCCACGACAAGCGCGGCCACGAGGTGTACCCACTTATCGCAGCCCCAGCTTGTCAGCATGACGAGTAATCGGTCAATCTTCTCGCGCATAGCTTAGAATGAATTGCAGATGAGCGCGACGAGGACACCGAGGACAGAGCCTACAAGACCACACCCTGCAGCAGCAAGGTTGTAGCCTTTCTTCATGACGATGCTGCTTCCGATCAGCAGAACTGCCGTTGTCAGAACAGCAACAAGGAGAGCGAACACGGCAACATTGGCAATAGCCACGCCGTCAACGGGGTCGGCGCAGAAGAATGCCACGACCGCGAGAATGAAAGCAAACACGAAAGAGAATGCTTTGTTGTCGAACAAACTGAGAATCGTTCCCAGCACCAAATTGATGTACTTCATAACTACTTTGTTTTTTGATTGTAAAACATGTTATAGCCCAAGGGCCTTCTTTGCTAATATGAGATATTCGCGACGGCTGTTTAAGCCATTGTAGCCGCCATTTATGCGCTTTGTAATCTTCTTCAAGACTTCCTCGGTATTCGTGCCGTTGTCGAGGTCTGCCACCCTGCAGAGGTTTTCGGCAAGCCCTCTCGTGAACACCCACCCTGCACTACGGGTAGCGCCTTTCGGCTGCTCTAACAGCTCTGGCTTTGTCACCACATCGAAGCCGCAATAGTTCTTGTACGCCCGATAGTTGTAGTAGCCAGTAACCTGAAGGAAGCCACGGCCTTTATATTTCACGCCATAGCCTTTCACAGTATTGCCGAGGTCTTTTCTACCTTCGTATGCCTTTCCACTGGCAAGCTCCTTCGTGTACCTCATCTCACAAGACTCGTGAGCAACCTGCGCAAGGAAATGCGCCTGCCGTATCGGTGTGGAAATGGCAAACTCCATCATCGCATCGTTGAGATACGAAAGGTACTTTCTTACTCTCGTGACACCTGCACGAGGCATGATCGCTTTAAGCTGCTGTTCGGTGATTAGTATCATTCGTTACCTCCTTCCTTTGCTTCTTCATTAAGTGTCTTTGTTATCGTCTCGTCGAGGGCGTCACCGAGGTCGGGGCTCTTCGTGCGTGCAAACCCAGCTGCCAGTCGACCGAGGAAAACACCTACGTTCTTCCATGTAAGCCTCGGCAGCTCAACACCCTTCAGATAGAAGAAATGGCCGAAAACGGAGCAGAGTTCGCAGACGCAAGCGACGAGCATCGCCACACCTGCGCAGATAACATGGCTGCATATTCCATACGGCTCGGTAATGGCAAGGCCGATGATACAGAAGACTAATAGCAGCGTCATGTAGTCGATGAACTTGTTGAACGTCCTGCGGATAGCCCTCGACGTTCTGAACCCTGTCATCTTTGCCAACGTGTCGTTACCTAACTCCAAAGCTTCTTTGTGACGCTTTCTGCTCTCTGCCCTACCAAACCGGAAATCGGCTGCGATGAGAATGATAACAAGCGCAAGCATCCAGCGAAGGTCTTGGATGGCTTGCATAGCCTCCGCGCCCATCGTTCCCCAAACGAAGCCTTGTCCTATGTTCCTTGTTGCAATATCCATTTCTTTATCTTGTTTAACTTTGTTTCTTGAATCGGCCTGTCCCTGCTCACCTGCCTGAACAGGCCGTTGTGTCGCCCGAAATGATATAATATTTATTCAACTTAAGCCACTAACTAATTTTTAACTACAATCTATTTGGTATGAACTACACTGGTGTCGGTTGCCCTCACGGGCTGGTGGGCGACAATATCTTTACTTAGCCCTATACGGCCAGTCATTCGAGTATAATAGTATGTTAACCATTTCATCAGTTGCCGAAGCGTCGAGAGCGGCATGGCCGAAGAACTGCATCGGGTCGTAATGGTCGGTGCTCCAGAAATTACACACCTTATTCGTCACATGTGTACCATTGCTATAGTTTCCGTTGTAAGTCTCAATCACTACTTGGCAGTTCAGACGGGTAAACTCGGCGCCATTGACGACGTACCACGCCAAATACTGCGAGCCGTTGTATTCCTCTATCGAACTAATAAGTGTAACTGTCTGTCCGGGAAGCACAGCGAGGAACTTTCCGAAGCTGCCATTGCAACATATCGTATTCTTTAGACTCGTAACTCCGTTGGTATGAGGTTGAACATCGGGGTCGATACCTCCTCCATCATAGTTGGTCTTTTGGAGCAAACGGGCATCCGACACAATGATAAGAGCCGAAGACCATTTGGCAGCGACTGCAGATGGATTGCTCGAATACGGATATATCTTCGTCCAATCTCTTGCGACAAGACTCATCGCATTCGTAATGTTAAGCATTACTCCGCTCTGCGTGACTGCAGGGAGGGTAAACTTTCCATTCACGGAGGTAGACTCTGTTTGCGGCAAGACAATCAAAGGACGGGTACGCAACGTGCTATTCGGGTCGTCGTTCATTCCCTTGACAACGATATTCTTCACCGAAGACAAGTCTATCGGAATCGTCAATGTGTCATTATGCAAGAAGTCTGTAGACTCGTAGGTAATGCGCCCTGCTGCGTTCGTTATCAGTCCCTTCACATCGAGGTCGCCTTGAATCTCCGTGGAGTCTCCGTAGATGATGACCTTTGACGAATCTATCTTGATACCACCAACCTTCGTGCCTTTCTTCACATAGGCGGTAATCTCGGTTGCCGTCTGCTTGATCTGCGAACTCAACACGATGGGATTGCCGTCGCCTGACATCCAATCGGTCACCTCGGTGCCTTCCTCCAACTGAATGCCGGCAATCATGAACGTTCCTGTTGCGTTTGCGCTCGTGCTTGCATACAGCAGGGAGAGGTATATCGTCTTCTCGTAGTCATCGCCTTGGAAGGTCACTGAAAAACGCTGCCATGTCGATGTAAGGGTTGAGGATGAGCCTCCTACAACAGTCATATCTCCGACACTGTTGGAAGAAGCTGTGCCCCCACGTCGTACCTGAACCTTCAGATTGCTTGCTGATGACTTCAACCATGCGGAAAGCGTGTAGCTTCGACCTCTCTTCAGCAATAAGCAGGGCTGATCGCTGGTGGTCATCCTTAAGCCTTTTCCGTTTGCCGCAGAGCCTATCGTTGCCTGCGCTGCAGTTGTGAAACCCTCGGGGTAGTCGTTGGTAATCCTTATCGGTGGGGCTACAAGTCCTTCCGATGAGAAATGGGTGACATTCGAGTTTCCACTTGTCACCTCCGAGAAGTCACCATTCATCAGCATATTCTTACTTGCACCGAGGGCACTGACAACAGACTCTATGGCGTCTATCCTCATCGTCCAAGACGCAAACGCATCACTTCCAAAAACTGCATCATAGATGCTATCAATACCCGTTTCACGGACAACGGAGATAGGGCTGAATATCAGTTCCCATTTAGAGAAACGACCGTCATAGCCACCCGTGTAACTTGAAGATGTATATGCCGTCTTGCAAACGTAGATATTGTAAAGCGGCTGATTGTTGCTATCTTTAAATACAAGGTCTTTCGTTACCGGGTTTATCAATGCGATCTCTTCGTACCACCTATCGCCGTCCTTGAAAGATGTTCCGTTGGGCATCAAACGGGGCGTAAGGTTCTCATGACCTTCTTGTTTAGAAGCGGGCGTTGCACCACTATCTGAGAAACGGGTGTAATAGTCCGTCGGGAGGTCTACATCCATGTTTTCAATGAGATATTCGTTAGCGGCAGCGAGGGCGTCAATGAGATTCTGCTTCGCCTTCGTATATTCGGCCCAGAAGTAGTCCCAGATATCGTCATCCACAACAGTCGCCTGTGTATCGTTGCCCTTCTGCAGCCACGTCGGGTAGAGGTTCGTAGGTGCCGTGCCTTCCTCGGGAGGGTCTTGCAGGCCGTTCCGCATGGAGTTCTGAGGAGTCCACGGTAGTGGTGTTGCGATATACCAGCCACCCTGCCCTGATGTTCGCTCCGTCGGGGTCTTGCCGCAGAGGTACGAGCCCAGCTGCTGAATGGCGCTCTGCATCGCGGTGTCGGCATTCGACAG